TAACTTTTAATGTTTAGTGACCGAACGACCAATTTTCAAACAATCTATATTGAGGTTCTTCAATAACCCCAGCAAATTTTATAAATAAGATAAAAGAAAATGGCAAATTCAAAATTGTTAAAACAAGCAATTGCTGATGCCAAAGCTGTAAGAGAAACTGCTATCGCTAACGCCAAAATCGCATTAGAGGAAGCTTTCACTCCACGTCTACAATCTATACTTTCAAAGAAGCTAACGGCTGAAATGGAAGGTGAGGATGAGGACACTATGGAAGAGGAAGCGGATTCAAGTGAAATTGGAAAAGGAGATAATGGTGAACCATCAGCTGAAGCAAGTGATGCACACATCGATTTATCAGAGAATGATGAAGAAGGTGAAAACGAAGAAGATGTATCTGATGAGGATGCAGATTTAGAAGAAGGTGAAGGCTCTGTTGAGGACCCAACTAACGCAGATGATGCTGAAATTTCAGAAGAAGATGAAATGGAATCCGATGAGGATGAAATGGAAGATGAAGATGGAATGGATGATGAAGATGAGTTAGATTTGGAATCTATCATTAGAGAATTGGAAATGGGTATGGAGGACGAAGAAGAAATTTCTGAAGAAGAAATGGAATCTGAAGAAGAAATGGCTATGGAAGATGAAGAAGAAGTTGTTGATATCGAATCTGATGAAATGGAAGACCACGATGCAGAGATGCATGATGAGGAGGAAATTGAAGAAGGTGATGATATGGATGATGAAATCGACTTAGATGAAATTCTAAGAGAAATGGGATACGGAGATGATGCAGATGAGGTAAACGAAGAAGAGGAAGAAGAAGAAGAAGAAGTATCTACGGCAGATGCAGATTTGGAAGAAGCTTATTCTACTATCAAAACACTTCAATCTACAATCAACGAAGTAAACTTGTTAAACGCAAAATTACTTTACGCTAATAGATTATTCAGAGGTTATAACCTAACCAACGAACAAAAAACTAAAGTAGTAGAGAATCTTGACAGAACTAGTTCTGTAAGAGAAGTAAAATTGGTTTTCGCAACGTTAGCAGAATCTATGGACTTTACAGGTACAAAAAAGAAAACTAAAAAAGTAGTAGTTGAATCTACTTCTTCTAAAAAAGTTAACTCTACTGCACCTAAGAAGGAAATTATTTCTGAGAACACAAACGATTTAGCTGCAAGGTTTAAACAACTGGCTAATATCAAATAATTAATTAACAAACATTAAAAAAAAGAAAATAAAATGGCAAATTTTGATTTATCTAAACTAATGGAAGGAAAGTCGCCACAAGCGGTAATGTTGAACGAAACTCGTCAACTGAAATCGAAGTGGGATGCAACTGGACTTTTAGAAGGTTTAAACACAAAAGAGCAAGGCGCAATGGCGGTTATGCTTGAAAACCAAGCAAAACAATTGCTTGATGAGGCAACTCAAACAGGTACTGCAGCTAGTTCGGAAGAATGGAGTGGTGTAGCTTTACCTTTAGTAAGAAGAATCTTTGGTGAGATTGCTTCTAAAGAATTCGTTAGTGTACAACCAATGAACTTACCTTCAGGTCTTGTATTCTATTTAGATTTTAAATATGGAACCGCTCAAGGTGGTAACCCTGCATATAGTGGAAATTCACTTTTTGGTGGAACTGGTACTGATGCTGGTTCAACTGATACAGCAGAGAATGGTTTATATGGTGAAGGAAGATTCGGTTATACATCGAATGATATGGAAGCGGATTACGCAACCGGAGCTCAAACAATCGTATCGGCTTCTTGGGCTGATGTAGGATTTGATTCTCAGTTATCTGCATCTGTTGCAGCTGGACAAGTAGTAAAAGTTACTATCGCTGCTCCTGCAACTGCTGATAAAGATGGTGTACGTTCATTCAATATCGCTTCGGATGATTTTGGAGTAAACTATAACCAATTCCATAGTGTTGCTGGTAATAACTTAATCTTAGTATGTGCTGCATCTAATGAATTAAACGCTACTGCAACTGATACGGCTAAATTAGTATATTCAGTAGTACCTACTGATTATAGTAGAGGTGACTTTGAAGATGGTAAAAATGGTTCTAAAGTAGCAGGTGCTGCTGGAACGGTTGGAACTGATATCGATATTCCTGAAGTAGATTTAGAATTGAAGTCTGAAGCAATTGTTGCTAAGACTAGAAAACTAAAGGCTGTTTGGACTCCTGAGTTGGCGCAAGATTTAAACGCTTACCATAGTATTGATGCTGAGGCTGAATTAACTTCTATGTTATCTGATTATATCTCATTAGAGATTGATTTAGAAATCTTAGATATGTTAAAATCTAACGCATTAACTACTGAGTATTGGTCGGCAACTATCGGTGAGGAGTATAACTCTTCAACTGGAGAATGGTCTGGAGCAACAGCAGGTGTAGCTTATCAAAAGAACACTTGGTTCCAAACTTTAGGTACTAAATTAAACAAAGTATCTAATAAGATTCACCAATTAACTCTTAGAGGTGGTGCTAATTTCGTAGTTGCATCTCCGGATGTATGTACAATCTTAGAATCAATTCCTGGATTTACTGTATCTGCTGATAAAGATGCTACATCTTTCGCAGCTGGTGTTACAACTGTTGGTGCAACCGCTAATAGATACACTGTGTACAAAAATCCTTAT